TCAAAAGGATTAGCAATACCTATTCTTGCAGCGTTGTCTGCAAACGCGTTTTGTACTTCTAAAGATATACTGTATGGGTTAAAAACATTCTCCTCAATTGCATTTATTTCTCTGTTAGAAATTCTATCTAACGATCCATAATAACCTTCATCAGAAATATTTAATAATCTTGCAGCATCCATGTCACCTTTTAAAGTTTTTTTTACACCAAACAATGCACGGTTAGCGTTGATGTATGCGTCTACGATTTCTCTTGGCTCAATAGGTCCACCTTTTAACGCAACTCTAGTAAACAATGATCTAGAATCCCTTACACCTTTTTGATAGTTAGCAACTTTAAAATTCATAGCTCTTTCAGGATTTACATTAACAGATCTAAAACCAAACAGTCCTTGAAACTCATCACCAAATTCATAATCTTGACCATACTCATCAAACTTACCTTTAGTAATTACGTCAACAGATTCTATTGATTGATCTAATCTTTTTAATTGATTAATAGAAAAAGGCATTTGCGCTCTAACTAAGTGAGCCATAATTTTACTATTACGATCTCCTGCTGTATCTTGATCACTGTAAACTTGAAAACCCTCTCTTGTTCTACCACCTCTAGCTATGATATCTAACGCAGCTTCAGTCCAAATAGATTCAGATATAAATGGCTGACCAAACTCTCGCATGGCTGTAAATAAACCTTTTGCAAAGTCGTCCATCATACCATCTTGATCTGTTCTACCGTCTTGAACAGCGTTAACGATTGATTGTAATGGTCTAATTAATGTGTCGTATGCATTAGCGTGACTAAAATCTATATATTTAAAACTACCATCTTTTTGTTTTATAGGAAGTATTGTAGAATTTTTAGACCAGTCAGCTACGAATCTACGAATAGCTTCTCTCTCTTCATCTGTTACGTCGTATAAAGCTTGAAATGCTGCTGTTGTGGCCATGGGTATAGCTGCAACTGTAGTAGTAAAACCAAATAATCTAGTATATCCAATACCTTGCATAGGTTTTACAACTGTACCATCAGTTAAAGTTATTGATTCATTTATTTCCCTCAATGCTCTTCTTACAATATTAGTTCCTGTTCTAGCTATTTCTGCTGGGAAAGATACAAAGTTACCAATGGGTAACTTTCTTAAACCTTTTACAAAATCAGATACATAATCATAGTTAGGTATATTATTTCTTACAATGTCAGCTGCTTCTTGCTTAAAAAATTGTTCATCTAATCTAACATCAACACCATTACGTTTAAAAGATTGTCCTCTAACTAACCCAACTTTTTCATATGCTTTTTCTAATCTAGATTTTTCTATAGCCCAAGAATATATTTTCCAAAAGTCATCTTCAGCTGTGTATAAATCTTGTGACACAGATTTTAATTTTGATAATGGTTTTAATAACATTCTCATACCTTTGTCAGATGTCATAGTCTCACCAAAGTTTACATCTTTTAATAGTCTAGATAAATCTCCTAATCTTACGTTAGAGTTTACAACACCTAGTTCTAACAATTCTTGATACAAATCATTCTGTTGTCTTGTACCTTTTAATGGTGTTTGTAATGCTTGGTATGCTTGTTTAATTGCACCTAAGTCTGCTGCTGGTAAGATACCGTTTGCTGCAGCAAAAGCTCCAGCACTTACAAAGTTACGTAAGTGTGTTACAGGTGATAAAATTGTTTTAGCAATCTGTGATGTAGCTTTAGGATACAATACTAAACTCTCGTAAAGTCTTCCAAGTATACCTGAACCTTGTGTTGTTAAAGAAGTTTGTTCCATGGCATCTGCTACTCCAGATCTTGCAAAAAATGGTTTGCTAATATCACCAAATGGATTACTTGAACCTGATGCAATGTTTACATTTAAAGTTTGTGCAGGATCAATAGGTTGTATTCTTCTGTAATCATCACCAAAAAATGCTCTAGCTTCCTGTTCTGATCTAGCAAACATTGGCTGTGCTACAGATCTTTTGTCAGTAGCAGCTGTCCAATTAGCTACAACTTCATCATTCTTTTTAATTAAATCATCGTAGAATAAATTACGTCTTGTAATTAAAGATAGTTTTGCCATACCACCTATCATTGTTTGCATAGGATTTTTTTGTTTACCAAACAAATCATCAAATACTTTTCTATCGGCTGCAGAATCTAAATCTTTAATTGATATTCTAGCAATACCACCACGTTTAACTGCATCGTCTAACGCAGTTCTGTTTACAAAAAAGTCTGGTATATTAAATAACGCATCAGAAGGTTTGTCCATTCTTAAACCTTTAGGTAGTCCTGAAGTTTTTAATACATTGTTTACAATTTGTTCTGCTTCTAAATCTGTAATGTCTTTACCTGCTTCTCTTGCACTAGCTTTAAATAATGTTTTAGCATTTTCTACAGCTTCAGCTGCGGGCTTGTATCTTAACCAAGGTAAGATACTTTTGTCTTGAAATATATCATATGTAGAACCAAGATAATTTTTAAATTTACCACCAAACAATTGTTTAAAAGATTGTATGTCCGCAGCATCTAAAGTTCCACCAAGTTTAGAAAACAATTTAGACCAAGCCGTTCTCATATTTGACAGTCCACCAAGAATAGAAACCTCTAATTCTTTTGCTTTGTCTGCAGTAGGTGCAAATTTTCTTATTTGATCTTTTACTTTTTGTACCATAGCAGCATCCATATCACCAAATGCTGCAACACCATCATCACCTAATCTTGCTTCACCAGATAATAATGCATCGTTTACATCACCTAAAAATTTTGTTCTTTCTTTTGCAGATTGTTTATTAAATACAGTACGCATAGGTGGAAAAAGTTTGTCTATATCAACATCAAGATCTCTAGAAAAGTTTCTTGCAACGTTTGCATCAGCTGCTTGTGCACCAATAGATTGTCTTTCTATATCAAAAAACTCCTGTGTTTTACCACTACGTGCTCTAAATTTTGATGCAACTTTATCAATCCATCTATCTATTTCAGAGTTAGCTGTGTCTAATCCCTTGTTCCTGTTTGTTATTTTTTTAATAACTGTACCTGCACCACTTAAAATACCTGTAAACAATGCACCCTCTGTACCAAATTTAATTCTATTTAATATTTCTCTTGTTGCATCTGGGTCCGTATCACTTCTATCTATTTTAGTTGGACCGCCTAACAGATCTCCAAACGTACCAATAGCTTCTGCATCACCTACAAACACACCCTCTGCAATACCACCACCAATTGCACCGGCTATAAATTGTCTGCCTTTACCTTTAGCTGTAAGTTCTAATGCTTCATCAGCTGCATCAACTAAATTTTTATTTCCTAATCTAACATATTTATTATTTTTACCTGCAAGCATTGCTGTCTTTGCCATACCACTAGCAGATTTAAATGCTAGTCCACCAGGTATACCTATGTTTACTAATGCTTCTGTAATTTTACCAGCAGCTGTTGCTTCTGCTTTCTCATCAAATTCTGTAAGATCATCAAACCATTGCTCTACTGCAGCAGCTTTACCACTGTTAACACCGAGATCCATTAGACTTGCACCTAAAGAAAAGAAACCTTTTGGTATTGCAATTAAACCTGATGCTACACCTGATAGCATGGATTCAATTGTACCTACCTTGCTAGCTTTATCTGCTGTGCTAAAATAAGCTGAATAATCAAAATTTGAGGCCATGTGTTACCTCTTAATATCTGTTACTTGACCTTCTGTAATAGTAACTAAAACATCACCTACAGTGTAATCACCATCAGGTAAATTTTTACCTTTAATAACTTCTTGAGTTGCAGAAATAATTATATCTTGCTCTGATATGTCTCCAGACTTTTTAGCTTTTTCCATCACATCTGTTAGTTGTTTTGTTGTAATAATATTTCCTTTGTAATTATCTGATGCAACAGATGCTGCAGCATTAATTGCTGCTTGACCTGATAGATTTTTAGAAGCAGCTATTTTGGCTTCTGCAAAACCTGTTTCTAAGTCTTTGTCTATTTTTTGCATTTGTTTTAATCTATACTCATTTAAAATTTTATTAGCTGGATCAGAAGCTTTAATATCTTTTTCAATCTCACCTTTAAGTATAAGAGTATCGATAGCATCTTTAGTTTTCTTAGGTTTATCAAATGCTTTACTTGTTGATTGTATAATTTGATTAATTAAACTACCATCTTTTATAGCTCCTTTTAAATCTCCACCTGCTTGATTAACAGCTTGACTAGCTGCAATTAATGAATCGTAAGCAGCTTCTTTGTTCATACCTTTAATGTCCATAATGTCTCTATATTTTTCTACCTGAGCTGCACGTTTTTCTTTTGGACTTAATTCTACACCACTACCTGCAGCACCTTTGTTGTCAGTGTCGGTTAATAGTTTTTCTAAACCGCCTGGAGGTGGTGGACCTTGCATTTCTAATTCTTCATCTGCTTTTGGTGTACCATCTGGATAAAAATAATATGCGGCAGCAGCTATAGTTAATGGATCTTTTGCAGTAGCCCAAATAGCTTTACCTGCTTTTTGTGTTAAGCCAACTGCTGTTGGAGATGTTGCTCCTTTGTATAAACCTATTGCAGCTTTACCAGACATAGTGTTTGCTAAGTAACTACCAAATTTATTAGGTACAAATGCTTCTCCCATTGCTGGTCCTGTTGGTGATGTGCTTCCTGGAGTTCTTGTAAATTTAACACCAGTATAAGTTCCTGATGAAGGTATTCTAACTCCTTTAGCTGGTTGAGCTACTAATTTACCAGGTACAGAAGATCCTACAGGTCCTTGAAATTGTTTTGTTGAACCAAAAATATTTTTAAGAGCTTGAACACCTTTTCTACCATATCTCATTGCTGCAGGACCTGCTCTCATTGCAAGAGGTGCTAATCTTGCTAATCCCATACCTGCTCCATATACAATAGGTGCTAAGTGTTTTTCTCTACCACTGGCATCTTTGAATTGATTTGGATGTTGACCAACTAATAACATGCCACCATTTTTTCTAGGTTCCCTGATGCCTGACATAACACCCTCTTTGATAGGGCCGCCGTATCTAAACATTGGTCTATTTAATGGTCTCATAATTAATTACCTACTTAAATATTTTTCCGTACAATCCACCCACACCTAGAGCTGTGCTTAGTGCAGTTGAGAAAGGACTTGCAGCTTGAGGTTCTGCATATTGTTGTCCTGCTACACCACCTGCTAAACCAGTTAATGCGTTGCCGTATTGTGATAATCTTCCGTAAGGTTCATACGCTCCAGTCTGTGCTGCTTGTTGATCAGCAGTTAACTGAGCTTGACTTAAACCTTGTCTTAATGCACCAAGAGATCCTAATGCAGAAATATCCTGACCCATACCTTGTCTTTGGAAATTAGATAAACCAAACATGTTTTGTGCTTGTTGTCCGTAAGCATTAGCTAAATTTGATTGCATGTTAGCAATAGCTCCTTGATTAGCAAAATTTTGTTGAGCTGCTTGTTGTGCCTGACTAAAACCTTGCGATAATAATTGTGCTTGAAGAGCTGCTCTGTCACCTAATCTATCTGATTGGTATTGACCTAACATTGCACCTTCTCTACCGCCACCAAAATTTCCTGATGAAACTGCTGCATCTTTAATTTGTTGTTCGCCAGCTGCTCCTTGTTTGTCATACTCTGCAAGAGTCGTATCAATAACTTGCTGTTGATACGGTGACATAAAAGGTTGATATGCTTGTGCTCCAGTTAATGCGCCTAATCCACCAACAGTGGTTGCTGCGCCGCCTATTTGTTGTGCTCCTAAATTTTGTGCTGCAGTTGCAGCATTTAAGAAAGGTGTGTAAGATCCCACACCTTGTTGTGCTAAATTAATAGCTTGAGTTTGTAACGGATCTTCACCAGCAACAAATTTTCTACCAGTAAAAGTATCGGTATTTATTGGTGCTGAATAAGTAGCCGTTGCCTGTGTTGCAAAATCTTTTATTGCCGGTTCTATAAAATCTGCTATTGCCATTATATCATCCTCGATTGTAACATTTGTTGTTGATCATACATCGCTTGTGCTCCTTCTAAACCCTGTGAGTCTTCTGAAACTTCTCCGCCTTGTTCTAAGTTATTCATTAAATTTTCCATAACTTCAGCGCCTTTATCTATATCGCCGCCTCCTGCATTTCTAACAGCATCTGCTGTAAATACAAACTCATTTTTTGATAGTCTAGCTGGTACATCGTCAGCTCTTTCTTCACCACCCATTGCTACAAAACCACCTTCGTTTCTATAATCTTTTTCCATGCCACCCATGTCAATCATTTCTGATGCTTCTTCAGTTTCCATAATGCCACCTTCTTGTTTACCTATTCTGCCACCATTAGCTGCCATAGCTACCTCTTGTGGTTGTTCCATACCTGCACCTTCAGGTGCTTGTTGCTGTTGCATTACTGCTTTTACAAATTGTTCAAAAGATAGTGTGCCACCTTTGTTTTTATATTTAACAAATTCTGCCATTAACATTTGTTCTGCTTGAGCTTGACCTGCGCCACCACCCATATTTAAAAATGCTTGTCGTGGTCTCATTCTTTGACCTACAGCAGTTCTTATAAATTCTTCTTCTTCATCTTCAACCATCATTCCATCTGCATAACCTGCACGCCCACCATCTGCATTAGGTTGATAAAAATTTTCCATTACATATTTTTTTTGTGGCATGAATGCTAAATTTTTTCCACCTGTACCCATGTAATAATCTCTTGCACTTTGTCTAATACCGCCGATATCCATAACGTCTTCTACTTCTTCTTCTTCGTCTTCACCACCAAAAGCACCTGCTAGAAAAGGTGCTGCAGTTGCTAAAGCACCTGCTGTAAGAAATGCATTCTTACCACTGAAGTTACCACCAAAAGGATTTAATGAACTAAAAAAACCACCCGACTTTGTATAAGGTCCATAATTTTTACCGCCTTTTAAAGCTTGAGGACCAAATCTAGATAACAGTCCACCAATACCACCAGTATTTCCAAAAATACCAGCAGCTGGTCCACCAAAACTTGCTCTACCTAACAAACCACCAAAAGTAGTTCCAGGTAAACCAAATGCTAACGCACCACCAAGAGCTATTTTACCTATAGGACTTTTAGCAATTTTCTTAACGCCTCGTACCGCTTTTTTAACGATACTACCTAATCCATAGAGTTGTCTGGGTTCTTGCATTCTAGATATTGCCATAATTTTACCTTAATTCCTATGTTTACTTTGTTTTTGCAAACAAATCAAGAGCCGGCATTACGACTTTTACGTCTTGCGCCATGTCTTCGTTCTTATAACCCTTTAATTCCCAGTCTTTTCTTTCCTTAAAAGTTTCTCCAGTTTGTTTATGTCTATATGTTAGTATAACTTCTTTTGGTTCTAGTGTGTTCATTAGTTTATTACATCCTTTTTAATGTTTAAATAGCTAATAGCTACGTCAAATGAATCCGAGCTACTAGATTGAATTGTGAAGGTTGTACCACCTTCTACTATTAATGGTTGGTTTAATAATTCTGTTGTAGTGTTAGCGGTCAAAGCTGCCGATTTAATAGTTGTAATACTATTGTTTAAAATTGTAACTGTTGGAGTTCCAGCAGATGTGACTAGAATAGATTTAACAACATAAGTTTCATTTATTAGCGGATTACTTGCACCAAATGGAGTTAAAGCGCTTCCAGTTGTGCTGTTATCTATACCTACAAATTTGTATTGGTTTACTACTGCCATTATTCTAAAAAGAAACTTCTAGCTTCTATCTCCTGTTTTAATTCTTCTTGAAACGTTGTGTTTAATTTATTTATAACTCCATCTAAATCTCTAACTAAAGATTGAAATGTAGTTTGATCGTATTCCTCACTTGCTCTAGTTAATGATTGTACAATTTTTGCCATTATAAAATACCTGCTAGTCCTCCTCTAGCCATTCTAAATGCTGCGTGTTGTCCGGTAGACATGCCACTTCCTAATTGTGCTCCGCCTGCATTTTGATTATTCCCACCATTACCACCATTCTGTGTACCTCCTGGAGTCCATGATCCTTTTGTTCCTTGTTTTTTTCCTGAAGTATAAGTAGTTGTTTGAGTTTTGCCACCATCACCACCAGTTTTCTGATTTTTAGTATCTTTTTTGATATCTACAATTTTGTCTGAAGTAAGTACCGTGTCGGTGAAGTTCTTTTTAGCAATACCTACATTAATATAATTAGATATTAAGTTTGTTGTATCGTCCATTGTTTCATTAAATCCTTTTGCTTTCATATCCTTAGTAACAATACCTTTCTTTAAATTATCCATATCGTTATCATTAAATTGATATTTACCTCTTAATGTTTTTTCTATACCAGATTGTCTTTTGTCAAAAGTTTTCTCAGTCATTTGATTGTAATTATATCCAGCCATAATACCTTCTGGCGTATCGTATGCTTGTCCTCGTCCTACTACAATTTGACCAATGTCATTAATCATTACACCATCAAGACCTGCTTGATTTTCCATTATTGCTCTTCTGTTTATAGGCATGTACGGACTTATAACGTTTGATAAAAAGTCAGCTCCTCTTTTCATTGGTCCAAAGCCCGGTATAAAATTTATTCCTCTTGATATAAGTTTTTGAAATTCTGTAGGTTCTTTATCTTTTCGTGCAGCTGCATCTAATCCATAATACTCTGGATACATTTCCATGTTTTTTATTGCTTCTGTTCTTGTTGAATAAAGAGAGTTACTTGGAATACTTGGACCACCTGGAAAACTAAATCTTTCTTCACCTGGAATAGTTCTTTCTTTTCCTAAACTATCAGTAAAAGTTTTTGGTCCAAACACTTCATCAAAATTTGCTATTGGTATTATGTTTGGATTTGCAGGTTGATTTTTTTTTCCTACATAAGATAATTCATTAGCGTACCTTGCATCTTGCAAAGCGTACTTATTAGGATTTCTGTTTGTTATTGTATTCGGGTCTGCATTGTAAACACTAAAATTATCCCCACCTCCAGTAAAAGCATTAGTTGCAGGTATTCCAAAATTAGCAGTAACAGAACTTACATCCTGTTCTGTTTTTGGTAGATTAAGACCTAATCTATATTTTTCTTGTGGAAGATATTGATAATCTTTATAAAGTTCTTGATCTCCTTTATTATAAAACGCTACCATTATCTTCTTCCTCCAGGATGTATATCTAATCTAAATGTACCTAACTTCCAGTCTTGACTTGCTGCAGTATTAGATACTTTTAATGCTATAGATCTTGCTCGTAATCTTGTATCTTTTTTTGTAGTAGACGATGTTATATCAAAATTTGAAGTAGTTGAAGAACTATTTGGATAAGTCCGAGTTACAAAACTTACTCTAGTAGACCCTGTTTGTGTAATAAAGTCTGGTATAAATCTACTAATTCTCATAATATATTCACCATCTCCTCTAGTATCTGGCATACCTACAGTTGCTCCGGTGTTACTTCTTCGTTGTGTAATATCAAAATCTCCAGAAGTAATTGAACCAAGAATAGCAGTTGTTACTCCGCCGGCATCGACTTGATCGGTCCCTGTTTCCTGTTGATAGTATATTGTACATCCATCCGTATTACCAGTAACATCGTAAGACGTATTACTATCAGGGTTATAATAAGTTGCGTGTGGTTTTTCAAAAACTGATGAATCTTGCCATGCTGCACGGGCTAGACTTCCTGTTGTCCATATAGGACGTTTAGCACTAGAGTCTAAGTAATTATATGTTACCATTCTATTAACAACATTTGATCCAGATGTACAATAAAACCAAGTTACTTCACCAAACAAATTATTTAATCCTACATTTACTAAGTCTCTAGCTGTAGTATTAATGTCATCATAAACATAGTCTTCAACTAAACAAGGTATAGATTTTAATTGACCATCATAAGTAAAGAATCCGTTCTCAGACATCCAATAAGCAGAACCATCAACTTCTATACATGAATTTTTACCTAACAATCCGCAGTTAGTTCCAACTTGCTCAAATGAGAAAGTAAAAGGTTGTCCTACAAATTTCATCAAAAACAATGCAGTATCTGTCCAAACGTAAATTGCATCCCTACCTTTAATAGCTCCCATAATTCTAGAACCATCAGCTAGTCTTTGTGTACCTGCGGTATTATTTGCTTTAACGGTGTAAGAATCTGATTGATCAATGCTTTCTTGAGAAGAAAACCTTATAAACATATCATCTTGAGTTGTTGTATCTCCAACAGTCGTTTCTGTACCAAAAAATACTAAGTGTCTATCCGGTGTAGATACCAATACGTGACGCGATGCTGTTGGTGCGTTAGGTAATACGGTTGCTCTAATTGATGTTGCGTTTGAAGGCGAAGCATCCCATTCAAAACATGCACCATTATATATAAGAGCAATTAATTTTGTACCATAGTTATCAAGAACCCATAAACCTGGATCAATTGTAAAGTCAGAAGAAGAAGCCTCTCCCCACGCAACATAATCAGATATGTTTGTTACTGTTACTCCAGCAGTATGAGCTGCTCTTGTAGTTCCATTAACTGCTCGCGCTCCTCCACTTAAGGTCCCTGTTCCCGTGTCATTGTTTGTATAACTTATGTCTTCCGATCCAATTCTAATTTCTCCTGAAGCAGGAAACGCTGAAGTGTTTGCTAATACAACAGTCGTAGTAGTATTATCTGGAAGCGTTGTTGATAATGTAGAGGTCGCTGGTCCATTAGCTGAACCACCCCATAATGCTGTACCCCAACCAAAGCCACCTAATTGTTGAGACGGTCCTACGCTATAGTAACATAAAATAGAAGTGCTATTACCATCACTTGTAGTTAAAGGTGTCCCTGATTCTTGAGTATCCATTGTAATTGTAAAAGTAGTGGCTGTTGGGACAGAAGTAACCATGTACTTTATATCTTCAAAAGTAGCATTACTGTAAGTTGATCCTGCCGGTACTCCCGTCACACTATCGAACAAAACAATATCATCCTCTAATAAACCATGAGCCCCAGTACATACTACTGTGACTGTTGTTGATGATGAGCTACTTGTAAATTTAGCGCCTGTTAAAGTTTCTCTAATTGGATGAATGTCGTAATATGTTCCACCAGAATACACGTATAAAATTTTATTGGTTCCAATAGCAGCGTATTTAATTCCTGCGTTATTGTCCCAATGGTGTAAGGCTCTTGCCGCACCTGTCAGTTTATCTTGCCCTAATTGGCTCCATCCACCTATCTTTTCTGGAGTTCCGTACCTAAAACGTACATTATCTCCATCAAACCATTGCCCTTCAGCTCCGGTTTCTGTGACTTGTTTATTAAATCCTGGGGCAAAACCTAGTTTTTGTAACATAATAGACCACTATATATAACTTTTATAAAAAATATATTATTTTTTCCAGTCTATTATTAAATGAATTCTATCAATTTGTCCATTGTTCGTTACAGAGTGCACTTTTTCTGAGTTTTTTATTTCCCATATATAGCCTTCCTCTAAATTTTTAGATTCTCCGCCAACTGTAAATACCACATCTTTGTTTGTGACGATTGGAATATGGTATCTATATGTATTTTCTAAAGACTTGCCATAATCTTGGTGCGGAGGAATAGAGCATTTAACCGGTAGCTTAACTAAAATAGCTCTTACAATGGAACCTGTAGAGTGTTTTTGTAATAATGATTTTTCTATTGGTTCTAATATATTTTTAAAAAATAAATAATGATGGTGTTCCTTAGAAATAGCTTCATCAAAATTTTCATCATATATAATTGGTATAGTTTTTGTTTGATTGTGCACTTCAAAAGTGTCTTGTCTAAAAGTGTATTTATCCCATTCATCCTTTAAAAAAGACCCAACATATTTTTTAGCTTCTGAAATGTCTAATTTATCAACAAAATTAAAATTAGGTGTTTTTTCCCAAGTTTTTTCTAAATACTTATATTTATCATATATTTTTTTAGGTAAAATTTTATCGTAATCACTGCTATCTTTTTCTATCTTATCTGTTTTAATTGTATGTAAAGGAGCTTGAATATGTTCATCTTTATATTTAACTCCGTTAAGTTCTAATTGCTGTAACTTATCTATATTTAAAGTAAAACGTTCTTTATTACAAAAATCACAAACACTGTTAATAACTTCTTGTGGTTTAGAAACTAAATCATCATATTCTATAATTAATTTTTTTATAGTTGGGTCTTGCAAAACAGTTCCTACTGATCGATAGTCAAATTGAACCATTTGATTGGGTGCCATAACATGTTCCATATTTTGATACACACCACCCATTTTATAAAAAGAACCTAGTATTTCTTTTAAAGGTCTTTTTAAAAAAATAAATTTTATTTCTTTAGGTTTAATATATTTTTTAATTAAACTAATATTTCCTAACGTGCCCCACGGAGCTCTGTCTATTATAACATCTTCTTTCCAATGTGAATAATATTGATCAACTACATTATCTAATACATTATTAATAGATTGATCGTCAGGAAAATTTTTATGAAACTCTCCTCTTTTAATATTATTTAGGTGATACAATATATTTACTAAATTACTATGTGCCGTTACGGCTATATTAGGATGCTGCATAAACAAAGATGCAAGTAATGTATTACCTGCTCTTGGTAGACCACCTAAAAAAATTAATTCTTTCATTATTTTTTAAATTCACTTGTTACTCCTAGCATAGGTCTAGTATCATATATATTTTGTTTTCCTTGAGTAACTACATTATTATAATGAAGAAAAACTTGTGCGCAGTTTTCTCCTTCAAATTCTTCACGCCAATGTTCTAAAACCATTCCTTGATAAATTAACATGTCGCCTGGTTCTAAATCTACTTTTATTCCAGGATTATTACTTTCAGCAGTAAAACCATCTTGACCAGGAACTCCTACATTTTTATTTGGTTCTAAATAAATAGGCCAAGGATCTCCTCCTAAATTTAGAGTTGTTGATATTTCACACGATACTCTATCTTTGTGTCTTTTTAAAACATCTCCTTTTTTATAAATTCTTGCATACGCATAAGTAGGAATTAATTCTAACTCTGTTTCTTTTTGCATTAACGGAATTAAATTTTGTAATAAAGTTTCCATAGCAATATCACCATAATGAGAATATGTTTCTGGAATTTGTTCATCAGTCCAGACACCAAACTCAGTTCTCCATGGCGCTAAGTAACCATTGTCAAAATAAAATCTAGCTACTTTTCTTTTGTTACAAAAATAATCATAAACAAATTTTGCTAATTCTTTTGATATAGCATTTTTAATAACTGTATATTTTTTATCTTTAAAACTCATGTTATACTTTTAACCTTAAATTTCCAGACACGGTTATTCTATAGTCATCACTTGTATAAAATGGAAATACTTGATGAAGTTGTGCTGCTCTAAAAAATATAATATTGCCTTCAAAACTTTTGTCTACTGGTAAAATATCGCAATGTATTGCTCCGCTATAGTTTGTATTTAAAAAAGCAAATTTAGATGTATGCTGAGTATTAAAAGTATCTGTTTTTACATCTTTAAAATAAGTCTCTTCTTCTTTTAAATTGTAGGGAATTTTTATAAAAATTACAAATGAAAATAAACCTGAGTGTTTATGTGGAGGATTAAACTCATATTTTTTTTGGTAATTAACCCATAAACTATCAATATAAAAAGGTTTGTCTTCAGACAAAACTTGCATTTGTGATCCTTTAATAATTGTTTTAATAATTTCGTGATTTAAACAATGTTCATTAATAAATTTTAAAAAATCTTCTGATATTTCTTCTATAAAATATTCTTCTTTAATATGCCCTGCTAAAGTATAATTTGCTTTTTTAGCTTTTTCTTTAGCATCAATACATGATTTTTTTATCCATTCAAAAATAGGTTTAGGTAATACCGCACCAACAGCTCCCCTCCATTCAATTGCATCTTGTGACAATTCCCAATTTGTTTTAGTTAAACTCATAAGCTTCCTTTCTTCTTCCATTAAATGCTAATGTAATTCTTTCTTTAGAAGTATCACATTTTTTAACAGAATGTAAGACGTTAGATTTAAATATAATTATTTTCCCTAATTCAGGTTTAATAGTAACGTCGTATTTTTTAAAGTATGTTCCAGGTTCTTGATCAGTTAGGTATAAAATTCCACTATGACTACAAGGAAGTTTTATTTTTGTGTTAACAGTAATATGGTCGTGTTCTTCTACATAATCATTTTTATTTAAAATGTTCCCCCATGCATCATACCAAAAATATTTGTATGTAATATCTTTTACTTTATTAAAAATTTTTTTATCAATAAAATAATTCCAATAAGTCATTTGTCCTTTTACATTTGTTCGATTTCTCAATGATTCAATAGTGTTATTTTTAATTTCTGTTTGTAAACTTTTTAAATACTCAGTGTCTGTTATTTTATATTCATCATAAAACATTTGTTTTAAAAGCAAGTGTTATTCTTACTTCTCCTTTATTAGGTGCTAATCCTCTGTGTTCTTTTTTTGCATCAAAAGCAATTAACCTGTTTTGAACAAATTTAATTTTCTCTTCTCCTTTAATTTCAAATTCACCACTGTCTGCTAATGTTTTTGTTACCATGTATAAACACGTGATATCGCCATCGTCTTTATGAAAAGAACCAGTCATGTTTTCATGTTGTATATTAATATACATTCTATTTAACTGTAATTTTTTATTTAATGTTTTTTCTAATTTAAAAAAAAGATAATTATTTAAGGCATCTTGAGTATTTAAACTTGAAACATAAAAAGAATTTATATCTTCGTCGTTAGATTTATGTCCATAATAATGAGGAAAACGATATAAAAAATAATTTTCTAAGTAATTTACTAAGTCTTCATTTAACCAATTATCTACAATTTTAAGCATATGTGGGAGTATCGTTATCGTGTTTAAAATAATTAAAATTTATTACCACTCTTATTTTCTGATCGGTAGCACTAACACTTTGATGTTGGAGGTTTGAATCAAAAGTTATCATCCTGTTTCCAATTGATTTTATAATTTTACCGTCCTCAAATTCTGTGTAACCATTGTTGGTATTGACATAATATATAGAAGTTAAATTATTATTACTATCATTGTGGTAGCCGTGTTTTTCATGTTCTTTCGTTTTACCTGTCAGATTAGCTTTTATTCTAACTAAAGCTTTTATATCTAACTTTATTAAAAAATTTGTTAACAATGGATAAAAATCTGAATTAATTTTATTGGCTTTATAAAACAAATGAACAAATTGAAAATAAGGATCGGTAGGGTTGTTTTCTTCTGAAGCAACAATTCCATTATTGTAATA